TGTTTCTGTTGCGTAGGTCTCATCTGCAATGTATGTGTGTAACTTCTCTAGTATGTCTGTTTGTAGTTCACTCTTGGCTTTATCAAGCACCAAGGTGTCTCTGGATGACAATCCAAGTGTAGAAGACTCATCAGTGACGTTCAGGTCTCTGAAGGTTTCGCCCTCAAAAGCATCGATATCATCTCTAGTAAGAGTTAAATCACTAAATGCCATTTTGCCTGTTCTTTAGGGCGTTTGATATTTTTATAATCATGTAGACCAAGGTTGCCACACCAACAAGGATAGACACGCCTACATTAATTTGTGACAGACTGATACTCAACAACGTTCCTGTTGTACCTATGAAAGCGTTATGGTCGAACACTTGGGTCATGATTTAGTGGTTAAAAAAAAGAGGGGGTCAAGCCCCCTCTCTTAGTTTTATGCTTTAGCAGCAGTACCTCTTACGTAGCGTAAACCACGGTCTGGGTAGTATAGCTTCGTGCCGTATAGTACTTCGATAAGTACATCAGCACCTGACTTAGTTTCTTCAACGGTTAGAGTATAGTTCACTCTGTTCATTGGCTCGAAACCAGCAGCACGACGTACACCGCCATTTCCATTGTCAACTGACTGCATAACAGCAGAGACAAGAGCGATAGCATCTGGGTCATAGAAGAACTGCTCAGAACCAGAAGTCGCTAGTGGAACTGGGTTGATTGTCGCATCATCAGCAACAACAGCACGCAATGGCTCTTTAAGAGTCAATACAGTTGCAGTTTGAGACTCAACAACGTAGTAGTCGTCTGTAGAGTTAGCGCTACCGAAGAAGATGATGTCGCCTTCAGATAGAGACACTGTAGCGTCTCCAGCAGAACCATCATCGATTGTGATAGTTGTATCACCTACAGCAGCCTCTGCAGCAACAACAGCGTCAGTTACTGTAGCAGCAGTGTGAGCAAGTCCTAAGTTGTCTACATAGAACTCAAACCCAAACGCATCACCCATCATACCAGAAAGCTGGATGGCACGGTCGCCACGCTGGTCAGCTTGATGGAAGATGTTTAATCCTGTTAGGTCTGCTTCACCTTCTGGGTCAAGAACTGCGCAGTATCCTTCCTGAGCAAACTTACGAGACTTAAGGATGCGGCGAGCCTCACGGAGGTCAGCATCATCAAGAACTGTAGCGTTTGTGTTAAGGTCAGCGAAAGCAGCTTCGAACTTCTTAGCTTCAGCTTTTACGTCAGCGTTCATGCTGTCGATAAGAGCGTGTAGGCGAGGAACGAAGTGTTGCTCTACTAAATCAGGAAGCGCAAAGCGTTGGTCTGCTTTGTCGATTTGGAACTGCATGTACTTGTGCTTGTTGATAGTGAGCGTTTGCTCTTCAGCGTTTGGAGTGCTGAATGTATCATAAGAGCCACTGTAGTCGTTGACTTCAGAAGCGGCTGGCTTAGACGCACGAGTAATGTTTACTGATTTGTTGCGTGCAGCGACAAGACCTTCGATGTCAGCGCCAGCAACGTTTGTTACTGCTTTAGAAACCATTGGACGAGCAGGGTACTGGTTAGCCAAGTACACTTCTACCCACGCCTCTGGTTCGTAGATTGAAAAGTTAGAATTAATAGCCATGATTGTCTATTTAAGGGTAATAATTATTTACTTTTAAGGTCTATCGACCAAGAGGCATTTAGGGTATTGCCAAACCAGAGGAAATTAATCTGCCCAACCAGTTTCTTTTGCTAGAGTGTACAACTCAGCAGCTCTGGCTTGAGCATCAGCGGATTTACTTTGGAGCAGGCTTCTGAACTCTGCCCTAGAGGGCTTGTTTCCAGAAGGCGTGTCCGCAGTGCCTCCGCCAGCACCCATCGCACGAGGCGATACGTACTTATTCTCTTTAGCAAACGTCTTGAGCACGTCTCCGACACTTTGGCGATTACCCTGCCCATCAAGAACTGGGATGCCATTTCGAGTCGCAAAGAACTGCCCATTCTCCTCTTCTATTTCATACTCCATATAGAAAAGGTTCTTGAGATGTTCTGGCTTCAACGTTAAATTGCCTTCTGCAGTGAGACCATTCAGCGATGAGTCCATTTCTGTCTCAAGCTTCATCTCTTGCACGTAGGCTTGGTATTCGTTTTCAGCGTCTTCGGCTCTCTTTTGCGTTTCCTCTAAGAGTTTACGAAGTTCTTCTACCTCTGACTTCGATTCCTCTTTTGGCTTCAACGTATTAGAGAGTTGGCTTAGACCATCCTCAAGCGTTTCTGCGTCTTCAATACCTAAAGAACGTAGTTGATTGATGAAATCTTTCTCCGCCTTGCTTTTGCCTTCGTTGTAGGCTTTGGAAAACAACTTGGATGTGTCGACTTCAGGCTGTGCTTGTTCCTGCTGCACGGTTTCCTGTGTTTCTGGAGTTACAGGAGCCTCCTCGGGAGCATTTAGGGCTTGCTCTTCAGCCTGGTTTTCGGTTGACATATTAGTCTGTATTTGTTTGCATTTCAATACTCACTTCGTCTAGTGTCTGACCGAGTGAGTCTCTTGCCTCGCTAGACAAAAGCTCTGGTTGCGCCATAAGCGCTAATCTTGTTCTGTCAACTACATCTTTTAGCTGTGCTATCTCTGAAGCCTCTCTTGGCATACCGACTTCGTCAATCTCACGCATGATTTGCTCTTTAACATTGGTCGGAGCGCTACGCTTACGTAGATACTCGTTCATTTGATACTTGTACATACCATGATTCAAGAATCCATACTGAGCACCTTCTGCAAGGTCTTGCCATATCTCGTCTGCACTTGATAAATCGTAATGCTTAGAGTAGTTGACGAAATATTGGTCTGGGTCCTCACCTCTAACCTCAGCCTGCAACTTAATCTGCGCATTCTCAATATCTTCCATGTCCATAGCAGTCTGCGCCAAAAGCCCTTGCTCTTCCACATTATCAAAGCGCTTGGCATCACCACTCACGTTGGACTTGACGATAGACTTGTCTCTCACATTGGCTAACGAGAAAATTAAGCCCATAAGGTCTCTGAAGATTACTTCACGTAAGTGTTGTAGACCCTCCATGCTCGCCTGATGGAAAAGGGTGTTGGGGATTTCCATGTCATCAGGATAGACGATACACATCCCAACAGATTCTTTAATGTCTTGCGCATTGTATTTGTCATCAGCCTCGATTCCAGATAGTGCCTTAGCGATAGATTCGCTATAAACAGGGATTGGGTGAGCAAATAGCTCAGACCCTTTCTGTAGGTCGTAGAACAGCTCAGACGCGGCTAGGTATAGACCTTTAAGGCTGTAACGTCTTGGCTTGCCCACAACAAATGATGTATTGGCATCTGTTGCACCTCTAAGAAGTGTTGCAGGGATTCTGCCAAATGGATTCTCAATCTCTTTGACCAATTCCTTAGCCCCAGCACCCATTGTGCCATGTTGCTCATATACCTGAATCTTTTCAGGGGTAAATACACGCCAAACCGTCTTCTGCGACTTGTCAATGTTCCAATAGCGTTGTTTGGTAATGAGAAGCGTCAACTGACCCTGCTTCATATCAAAATTATACAACTCATGAGGTCTAATCACATACGAATAGGGTATAGGAAGCCCAAAGGAGTCTGTAATTACATTGTTATTATCGTCCATCATGATATCAGTGATGATGGCTCCAAATCCTAAGACTTCTTTTACGAATAGGACCTTGTCTCTGTAAAACTCGGTAATACCAGAGCCTGCGTCATCGTAGTGCATCTCTCGTTGAAGCCACGATGATATGTGCTCGTCTCCGTACGTTCTGTTGACGTTATTTTCGTCATAGATGCGCTGTTGGCTGGATAAGAACTTTGCCTCAAGTGGGAAGAGGCGCATGCGCTCAAGTTTTTCTTGGTATTCGTCATTGGACTCAATGCTTGATTGTTTGATGATGTAACTCTTGTCAGAAAAGATGTTTCTGTCAGGCACTAAAAATTCATCATACTCACTCTGATACCATGAGTTGAATACTTTGGACCTATTTACAACAATGTCGTAATACGCATGAGGGATTTCCTGGTCTAGTACTCTCTTGAGCTCGTCTTGGTCGGTCTGAAACCGTCCTCTTAAGTCAATCATCTTCCTCTTCTTGCTTGATTTAATGCGATAGCAATCGCCTGTTCACGTGAATATCCTTCAGACATCAACTTTCTGATGTTCTCAGAGATTGTTTTCTGCGATGTACCCTTCTTAAGAGGCACGCCGTACCCTCCTAGCAGTTCGTTTACTGTAGGAGGCGTATTGCTCGCCACGTTTGCTTGCTCTACGCTTCTTACGATTCTCTTCAGCCCTTTCTCTGGCTGTCATACTTCTTCTTACACTCTTAGGCAAGTATCTGCCACGTTTCGCCCTTGGCTTATCCTTGTCTTTTGGGTTTATATACCCCCACTCTTGCTTTGTCCACGTTTTAAGTGAACGCTGTGGTCCCTTTAGAGCCATTAGTTCTTATAGCCCCCACCAGCCGCTTTATATTCCCTTGCAAGCATCTGTGCTTTGCGAGCTGACCACTGACCAGGTCTGCCACCCTTGCCGCCTCTCATAATCTTATTGAACAAGCGTCTGCGGAGCGCAGGCTTGGTGTAATTACCAGCTTCGTTGACTCTGGACTCTTTCTTTGCCATTAACAGTCCCACTTTCGTCTTGACCAGTAGTTTGCGCTGAATTTATCGCTAGAACCCTTAATACCTGCACTTCTGGAGCAATAGGAGCGCTTTCTGGCTGGTTGGTTTTTCTTTATACTCATATTAGGGTCGCCAAAGTGTATAACCTTTACTTGACTGCCCTTCTTAGCCAAAACCATGAACTTTTTGCCGTCTAAATCGCTTCTACGGGGCTTATTGTAGCCAGAAAATGTTCTGTTACCGTATTTGATTCGTCCTGATGGAAGTCTTTGAGGCTTTGGCATGCGCGGAAATTACCGTCAATACATACCGCTTTCAATACCTAAAAGGCAAAGACGATGCGACCTCCACCACCCTCTTGTCGGAATATCCAGTAGTCGATAGCGTCACTCATATGCCCTCTATCGCCTTGGTCAATCTTTAGACCGTCTTCATTGACCACAGAATACTTGTAATCATCAATGACCCACTGACACCCCTTGTTGATAAGAAGTCTTCTAAGGTCAGTGCCATTATCATCAGTGCCAGAGTAAACCACATTGTTTACCTTGTCTACCCTAACCTTTCGTTTGGGGTTTTGCTTCTTGAGACGCTTCGCATAGGCAATATTGTTCTTCTCTAGCACCTCACAGACAATATCCCAGTCGTTTTTACCCTTACGACCATACCTGCCATTACCTTGATTGCTTGTATTGTCGCCAAATAACTCCAAATGGCGTATGCCCCAGTGAAGAAGTCTGTCTATAAGCTTGTTTGCCTGCTCGACAGTGAGTGCATCAGCGCTAACTATCTCATCAAAGACCACATAATTGTCTCCATGCATCTGTCCTAAAGCCCAACAATGCGGACTACGGTTGAAATCAGCGCAAAGAGCCACAGTAGAGCCAAAAGGGTCGTAACTAAGGTCTGTAATGTTTCCAAAAGGATGCGCTTCATCACTAAAAAACTTGTATGCCATCTTTGAGGGGTCATT